GCATTTAATTTCTACGATGGTCATCTATTCGCAGAGAGAGACACTGGCGGTGTCGGAATAGCAACCACTGTAGCACTCTTAACTCCTTGGAAAGAAAACTTTGGTGGTGGGTCAATTACTTATAGTGGAATAGTCACAGCAAATACATATCACGGAAATCAGGTAATTGGAACACCTGCAGGTGGATTTAAGTCAGGAGCATTTACGATAAACAATACAGATCATACAAAAGACTCAATTAATGAATTAAATTTCATATTGGGAAAGTTAGTTCCAGATTCACCTGATACATTTGATGGATTAGCATTATCTTTAACAGGAACTGCTGGTGTCGGAAGATTATGTCAAGGATTTACACCAACAAATAATACAGGTGGTTCAGCACCATCAGCAGGAACACAATATACAAGAAATACAGATAGTACAATAACTTCAAATTATATAACTGACGTTGGGCCAGGAGACGCAGGAACTGTCACTGGATTTGTAAACGCAGTCGGAGTTGGAACAACTGCATTATCAGTTGGAGATAATGCTGGAACTTACGGTGCAATTCAAATTGCAAACAATACAGATGCTTCAGAATCAGCAAGAAATACAGGAATCACATCACAGTTTTATGAAGTATATGATGTTAGATTAATTAATGCAGCATCACCAGATGGATATAATTTAGCAAAACTTACACACGGATCTGCCACTACTAATAGTGTTTATTGGTATGAGGATGGAAGCACAGTTTCTGCTCCTGTAATTTCATTTAGTGGAATTACTCAACCATCATCACCAACACTAAGTTATTCATCTGGTATACCTCATTATACACAAGCATCAGGAAACGCATTTACATATGTTTTGACAGTTACAAATGCTTCAGGTAATATGTACAGTAATAATACATTCTTGACTTCTGATGGGCAAGGAAATGCATTCCAAAATTCAGGAAGTAAAAGTTATACAAACTTTGCTGGTGGAACAAACCCACCAACAAGAAATTATGGAGTTGGAACTGGTGTCACAACATTGATAACAAGCATTCCAAGAAATTTACATACAACAATTACTTCAAGTCATTTTACAAGATATGATGCGAGCACACCATATGGTTCTCATAATAATCAGAGAATTAGTTTTAGTACACCAATGAATCTTATGGGAACGACTGCAAGACCAAATCAAATTGATGAAGATAGTATTACAAATTTTGGAGCTAACGATGGTGTAAGAGTGAAAGCAGGATCTGGTGCAGACAACCCTTCTCCAACTTATGTTGCTTGGACTGGAGGTAGTGTCGGAGCAATTGATACTTATGAAGCAGCTGTCAGGGGTGGAGTATTAAGACACGATCAAACAAATTACTCTTCAGGATATCTACCAGTTGGCCCAAATTATTCAGCTAGTAGAGGTGGAGCACAATTCTATCAGGTTTTAATTGATCAGCAATATATTTCATCATTCAAAATTATTGTAACTGGTTCTTATGGTGGTTGTTGGGTGTGTATGCCTCAGAACACTGCATGGATGTCATCTTTATCAGGAACAAATGGTTGGGCAAATATGTTTACAGCATATCGTGGTGCAGGTGTTCCAACAACTGCTGAACCAGGATGTGCAACAGGAACTGTAATGTCAGGTTCAAGTGGAACATTTACTTGCACATTTGGAACAGAATCAACATCAAATGCTTCAAGTCCATATCGTATTCTTATACGATGGAGAATGGACGCAGGTGATTCAATCACAGCAATGTCATATACTACATAAACGAGGTAAAAACTAGTGCCAGCATCACAAGAA